TTGCGGAGGGTCTCGCTTACGGCGACTACAGTTGTGCCCAAGTCCTAGACTCTATGGGTAATCAGGTGGCTTGCTGGCACGGTCATATAGATCCTTTCGATTACGGCGCTTTGGTTGCCATGCTGGGCAAGCGATTCAACAGTGCTTATGTTGTGGTAGAAAGAAACAACCACGGTTTGGGCACCCTGAGAAAGATGCAGGACTTGGGATACGCGAACCTTTTCGTCGAAAGTTCTGTCGATGGCGCATACGGCGACCGAATGACAAAACGGGGCGGATTTCTAACCACATCGAAGACCAAGCCGTTAATCGTTGACAACCTCGCTACGTTGTTGCGACAGGGTGAAAGTGGTGTCGCAGACATGGAATTATTAAATGAGTTGCGAACGTATGTAATAGATGATAAGGGTAGTTACAATTCACAGAATGGATGTTATGATGACAGGGTGATGGCTTATGCTATCGCATTGCATGGACTCGCCTCTATGCCTCGACCGAGGCACCGGACTATACAGAAACGTTTTAAATCGTTAGATCCGATGACGGGCTATTAGTCTATGCATGAGCTAGAAGAAGAAGAGCTGGAGAAAGAGCCGGATGGCTTGCAGGCGCAAAGCATGCAAAGTCTGGGTTCTCGTCTTGCTGGCACTTTTCAAGAATACAAAGACGCTCGAAAAGAAACAGAAAACGAGTGGCTTAAAGACCTGCGTCAATATCAAGGCATTTACGAGCCTGAAGTTCTCGCTCGCCTCGATGCTGCGTCTGGCTCCCGCTCAAAAGTATTCGTTGGTCTAACCAGAACAAAGGTGATGGCGGCTTATAGCCGTATCATTGATCTGCTGTTTCAGCACGGCGATGTTTTCTTTTCTGTTGCCCCAACACCTGTCCCCCAGATTGACCCATTAAAAGCGATGCAAATGCGTCAGATGGCGATGGATCAAATCATGGTTGCTAGTGGTCAAGACCCGATGGCTAATCAGGACTTGGTAGCCGCTAGGATGCAGGAACTAGAGGAAGAGTTCTTAGAAATAGAAAAAGAAATCGCTAAGAACGCGGCTGAGTCTATGACGACAGACATCGAGGACCAGCTCATAGAAACAAACGCAGAAATGAAGCTGAAAGAAAGCATGTTAGAAGCATGCATTTTTGGTTCTGGTGCTGTTAAAGCTGGCACTGTGCGTATCGACAGGAAGCAGTCTTACTCCAAAATGCTCGACCCAGAGACCGGTCAGCAAGGTTTTGGGCTTTCAGTTATAGAAACTGTCGCACCTGACGTGGAAAGCGTAAGCATATTCGATCTATACCCAGACCCTTATTGCACGACACTGGACGACTGCGATGGTTTATTCCGTCGTCACGTCCTAACAAGACGGCAGATGCGTGATCTAGCTGACCTGCCCCAGTTTGATAGCGAGATGGTCAAGTATCTTCTCAAGATTCACCGTAACGGTAATCATACGGAGGAGGATCATGAGACTACCCGCAGGAGAATCGCAGGTATCAACGAGAATTCTGAGTCCAATCGCTTCGTTGTTATGGAATATTGGGGCACTGTCGATGGATACGATCTAGAAGAACACGGCATAGAGCTAGAGGAAGGGTCCGACCTTTCCGATGACTACTCTGCATGTGTATGGATATGTGACGGTAAAGTGCTGAAGGTCATGTTGAACCCGATCACTGGTTACAAGATTCCATATCACATCTTCCCGTATGAGCGAGCGCCACATCAGTTCTGGGGTACAGGCGTACCTCGCATGATGCGCGACTCCCAAGGAACAATGAACACTGCGACCAGAATCTGGTTAGACAACATGGCGTTGTCATCAGGTCCAATGGTTGAAGTGAATACAGACTTGCTAGCAGCAGGAGAAGACCCGACCGATATCCACCCTTGGCGAGTATTTCTCCGAGAGGGTGGAGACGGATCTATGCCTGCTGTCAGATGGTATCAGCCGGTAGCGAACGCTAACGGACTGAACCAGATTGTAGAGATATTCCGTCGATTTGCTGATGAGACCACATCACTGCCCTCCTACACTCATGGAGAGCAGACTCAAGGTCTTAACAAAACAGCGACCGGTATGTCGATGCTCATGGGTGCGGCAAACATTGCACTTAAAAGCACCATTAAAAATATTGATGACTTCTTGATTGAGCCAATGATCGAGGCGCTGTTCCACTTCAATATGGAGTTTGGGACCAACGAGAAGTCAAAGGGTGATCTACGGATCGTAGCTCGCGGTAGCACGGCACTTGTACAGAAAGAAGTACAGAGCCAGAGATTGCTTCAGTTCCTATCTATCGTTGGAGACAACGCTGGCGGAGTTGTGAAGCAGACTGAGCTGCTACGAGAGATAGCGCAGTCTATGGATATAGACCCCGACAAAATTATGAAGACTGAGGAGCAGATTGCTCTTGAACAACAACAGTTACAGCAAGCTCAAATGCAACAGGCAGCAATCGCAGGCGGTCCTCCGCCTCAAGGCGATGCCGGAATGGGAACTCCTGTCGGAATTAATTAACGCCCGACACGAAAACGCCCGAGAAGCATTAGAGCAGGCAGATGAAAAGAATTTTAGGTTTGAGCAAGGCAGGCTTTTAGAGCTGAGATTTATGCTTGAACTTGAAGATGCGGCAAAAGCCGTTCTAGACAAAGCGCGGACCCCGAAGCGGATATCTGCAATAGACTAACGAATATCCCATGTGGACTCGAAGGAAAAATTAATGTCAAAGAGAAATGACCCAGCGCGACTTGAAGCTGAAGCGAAAGAACTGTACGAGCAAATGACCAAAGGAAAGACTGAAACCCCAGAGATCGATCAATCTCCAGAGGACACTTCAGAAGAGCCGGAAGCGTTGCAAGTAGAAGCCCCCGATCTCACGGATATGGCGGAAGTTCAAGCGGATGAGACCGAAGTAGACGAGCCAGAACGCAGCGACGACTCCGAACTTAGGTTGGCTTTAGAAAAAGCCGAGAAAGCGATGAAAGGCGCACAGGCGAGAATGACCAAAGCAACGCAGGAAACTGCTGACTTGAAGCGGCAAAATGCCGACCTGATCAGAAGTGTAACTGAGTTGAAAGGTCAACTTGTAGAAACTTCAAAAGACGAAAGCAAGCTGGCTCAGATAAGGGAAGATTACCCTGATCTGGCTGGACCTTTACTAGACGAGTTGAAGCGGACGCAAGATGAAGTTGGCGCAGCCAAAGAGGCTTTAGCCGAGCAAGAACAAAGTAAGTATCAGGAGTTGCAAGAGCAGGCGCAAGCCGAGCATTTTGAGCGAATCCGTGCGGTACACCCTGATGTCGATCAAATCATTGATACGGCAGACTGGTTGAACTGGATGGAGGAAGCAGACTCCCAGACGAAGACTTGGATTCAAGAGGGTTCGTCTAACGATGTGAACATGGTTCTTTCTAGGTTTAAGGCTGACATGGGACAACCAGCTCCTACGCTGCAAGAGCAGGCTTTAGAGCGAGCAAAATCGGTTGCGGAACCGAAGATGCCGAAAGCTCGAAAGTCAAAAATTACAGGCGAAAAGAAAAACTGGACCGTCGATGAGATTATGAGGATGCCGAACAAAGTATTTGAGAAGCATCAAACAGAAATTCTCAAGGCAATGGAAAGTGGATCAATCCGCCGCTAATCTCTTGTGAGGTGATAAATGTCTTTTTCGCAATTTTCCACGTCGAGTGGTGCAAATGAAGTAAACTTTATTCCTGAGGTGTTTTCAAAACTCCTACAGGCTAAGTTTTACAGCAAATCAGTTTTGCCCGAAATTAGTAACACAGACTATGAGGGAGAAATCTCTGGTCAGGGCGACAAGATCGTTGTTCGTACAGTTCCTGCTGTAACGATTAATGATTACGCTGGAACGATAACTACTCAAGAGCTGACTACTGCGAAAGTAGAAATGCTCATTGACAAGGCTAAGTACTACAGCTTTAAAGTAGATGACGTGCTGGCAGCTCAAGCTGACATCAACATGTTGGAAGGCGCATCTAGCGATGCATCCGAAGGTATGCGTATCGCTGTTGAGACTGACGTGTTAGCCGCAGCCGTAACTGGCGCGACTACAATCGGTTCGCAGACTACTATTACTGCATCCAACATTTTGGCAAACATCTTGGTTCTAGCTAAGACTCTTGATGAGTTGAACATTCCGGAAGAAGGTCGATTCATCGTTCTTTCTCCTGAGTTTATCTCTATGCTCAAGCAGTCTGAGTTGCGTCAGGCTTACCTGACTGGCGATGCCACTTCACCTCTCCGTAATGGATTGGTTGGAATGGTTGACCGGTTTAAGGTTTTCCAAAGCAACATGGTTTACACCCCATCATCCGGTACAGACTCAGGTTATACCCATGTACTAGCGGGTCACCCAAAAGCTATCTCATTCGCGTCTCAGTTTACTAATACTGAAACGGTTAGAATGGAAAGCACTTTTGGTGATCAGGTTCGTGGTCTGAAGGTGTACGGTTCTAAGGTAATCACTCCTGACGCACTATGCGTTGGTAAGTGGACGTAGACCGACTAACGATTGGGGGGGGGTTTTCCTCCCCCTTTCAAGCG